GGAAAACAATAAATAAACGCATGACGGGAGAAGAAAGCGCCGATATAAATTTCAATGATTTTATTAGTAATTTTTTTGAGCTGGTAACAAAATATTCTAAGGATAAGGTCATACTAGAATATGGGTGCAATTGGTCAGATGTAATAGAAAATGCCGCCGATAGATTTGGATTTAAATATAACGGAAAAGTTATTGTCTATTACAAGGCAGGGAGCGCTATGCGCCCATGCGACATTCATTTTTTAAGCAAAAATAGTGAATTGAAACTAACGGAAGAATTGGCAAGTCAATGCGCGAAAAAACAAAACCTGTCTCTAGTTGATTATATATTTAAGTATTTAAAAGTAGAAAAAGACCAGATTTGTTTAGACCCGATGTGCGGAATGGGATTTACAGCGCAAGCGGCTATGAATAACGAGATGCAATTTAGAGGCAATGAGCTTAATAAGGCGAGACTAGCCAAAACCATCAAACGATTGCAAAATGAAAATTTATCTAAATAAAAGCGTCTATGAGGAGGCAATAGAGCGCCTTGAGTTTATCTTTGATGAATTTGAGAATGTTATAGTGTCGTTTTCGGGGGGTAAGGATAGCACTGTTACGCTAGAGCTTGCGTTAGAAATAGCCAGAAAAAAGAACAGGCTCCCTTTAAAAGTTTATTTTTTGGATCAAGAAGCAGAATGGGATTCTGTCATAGAATATGTAAAACGAGTAATGTATCGAAAAGAAATTGATCCTATCTGGATACAGGTTCCAATCTTCTTGCCTAATTCATTATCGCAAGAAATGCCGTTTATTGTAACATGGGACCCTGACAAAACATGGATGCGTGAAAAAGATCCTATTGCTATTACAGAAGGCCACGTTCTTAAAGGCGATATGGAAAAAGAAGCAAAGACGGGATACTGGTATAATTACTTTATTAAATCAATTAAACATCTTTTCGGTGATGAACCAGCCTGTTTTTTGGCTGGCATGAGGGCAGATGAAAGCCCGAAGCGATTAGGCGGGTTGACCACAGGCCAGACCTACAAACATATCACCTATGGAAAAGTTTTAGACAAAAAAAGAGATCAATATACGTTTTACCCGCTTTATGATTGGTGTCTAAGCGATGTGTGGAAATACATACATGATAATGAGTTAGATTATTGCACAATCTATAACGAGTATTATAGATATGGCATCGCTGTAAAGGATATGCGGGTCTCAAATTTGCATCATGAAAGCGCGGTGAAAAGTTTATTTCATTTGCATGAAGTAGAGCCAGATACATGGGAGCGTCTTCAAAAACGCTTAAAAGGCATAAATCAAGCGAAGCATATTAAGCAAACAGAAATGTTAGCTACAAAGATTTTGCCTCCAATGTTTAAAAATTGGAAAGAATACAGAGACCATCTAACCAATACCCTCATTCTTAGAAAAAACCATAGAGAAATTTTCTTTAAGGAATGGGATAAGATGGATGAGCTTTATGATCAAATGAGGCATCCAACTCAAATGTATCAACAGCAAATCAAAGCTATTTTAGTAAATGATATAGAGTTTGCGAAACTAGGGTCTTATTTACAGTCGCCTCCAATAATAGCTTATAGGGATTGGAAGAAGGGCAAGCTAGGCCGCAGGGCGAGGCCCATTAAAAACCTTGTTCAAATTAAAGAGGAATATCTTCATGCCTGATAAGCTAGATTTCTCAGAACACCCTGTTGGTAAGGTTATTTGGGTTCCACTGGAAAAAGTAGAAGCTAATGACTATAACCCTAATTCTGTTGCAAGCAAGGAAATGGGGTTGTTGCATACATCAATTAGACATGACGGCTATACCCAGCCTATCGTGACTGTTTATGAGGAAGAAAGGGATATGTATGTAATTGTAGATGGGTTCCATCGGTACTTTATTTGCAAAAACAACAAAGATATATCAGACAGTACACACGGTCATCTTCCTGTTGTGGTTTTAGAAAAAAGCAAGAATGACCGCATGGCGGCAACAATCAGGCATAACAGGGCAAGAGGAGCGCATAGTGTTAGCGGCATGTCTAGCATGGTTTTTGAAATGCTGGATAATGGGTGGGAAGATAAAGATATTTGTAATCATTTGGGTATGGAGCCGGATGAATTGTTACGATTGAAACATATTACAGGTTTCAGTAAGTTGTTTGCAGATGTAGAATACAATAAGGCATGGGTCAGCAAGCATCAAATTATTCTAAAAAAGAAAGAGCAAGAGAGAAAAAATGGGACAAACGGATAATGGTCACTCTAAAAACACGGGATGGAGTGAGGAAGCCAAAGCCCTGATTAAGCAAGAGTTTATCGAGGGTGCTATGGGTGATGACGGTGTGCGGCGGTATCTCAGCCTTGAAGCGTTAGCAAAAAAGCATAGTGTTGGACGGGCAACAGTGTATCGACATTCAAACAAAGATAATTGGCAAAAGGAGAAAAACGAGTTTCAGAGCGAACTGGAACGGCAGAATAAAGCCATTCGTATGAAAGAATCATTAGAGCATGGCCGCAAGCTGGACCACAATGCTTTGCAACTGGCACATTCCTTGATGGGCAAGGTGGCACGAGCACTTAATCAGGACGAAAAAAGGGCGAGAGATGAAAAAAATTACAGGGGGTTGCCAGCGATAGCGTTGGAAAGGTTTTCAATAGTTCTTGGCAATGCCCAGAAAATAGGAAAATTGGCATTAGGAGAAGCACAGGAGATTTCAAAAGTTCATGCAGATGTTACAGCCCCAGACAGCTTCAGCGAAATTATGGAGCAACTGGACCAACTTAGAGAGCAACGCGCAGAAAAAGGCGGTTACGTTTTACAGTGATTGGCAAGCGATCGCTCGTGACTCTCAACTAGCCCCGAAGGGGGATTGGAATGTTTGGTTGATACTTGCTGGCCGTGGTTGGGGGAAAACCATGACAGGGGCCGCAGATGCCCTTATTTACGGCTTGAGACATCCTAATTCCCAGATAGCGGTTGTAACCCCTACTTTTGGGGATATAAGGAGGGTGGCCTTCGGTGGAGTTTCAGGGATTCTATCTTTGCTTCCTAAAGAATGTATGATGCAAGGCAGAGGCCAAGGTTATAATGCTTCATCCGCTGAGATTAAATTATATAATGGTTCAAAGATAATGGGGTTTTCAGCTACGGAGCCTGACAGGTTGCGGGGGCCGCAGTTTCACAGGGCTTGGTGCGATGAGTTGGCCGCTTGGCCTTATCCTGAAACCTATGACCAATTAATGTTCGGGCTTAGACTTGGTGACAACCCCAAGTGTGTCATCACGACAACCCCCAAGCCCATCCCGTTGGTTAAGCGTCTGATAGATAGAACGAACACGGTTATCACTAGGGGCAGTACATTTGAAAATGAAGCAAACCTTGCGCCAGCGGCTATCGAGCAGTTAAGAGAGAAGTACGGCAATACACGGCTAGGCAGACAAGAGCTTTATGCAGAGGTATTAACAGCTATAGAAGGGGCATTGTGGAAGCCCTCTATGATTGACCCTTTCCGAGTGACAGAAGTCCCAGAGTTAAAACGCACCATTGTTGCTATTGATCCAGCGGTCACGGCGCATGAGGACAGCGATGAAACAGGAATCATAGTGGCGGGGGTGGGGGTTAATAATAAATATTACATTCTGGATGATTTATCAGGAAGGATGTCAGCGGATACATGGGCAGAAAAAGCCATTGATGCTTTTTACAGGTATGAGGCGCATCGAATTATAGCAGAAGTAAATAACGGCGGCGATCTGGTGGAGCGGCTACTAAGAACAAAAGACTTTAATATACCGTATAAATCTGTTAGAGCTTCAAGGGGAAAAATGGTTAGAGCCGAGCCTATATCAGCGTTGTATGAACAGGAAAAGGTTTGTCATGTTGGCATTATGGCGAAATTAGAAGATCAATTATGTAGTTACACAATAGACAGTCGGGAATCTCCCGACAGGCTTGATGCCCTAGTGTGGGCGTTAACAGACCTCAGCCGTTCGAGTGGTCAAGCCGTATGGAGGGTTAGCTAATGGGCATGAAAGAAGCGTGGCGGGGTTTGTGGGCAAGACCAGCAACAAAGGAAGCACCAGTGATCGCCTACTCTAACGTGGGAACACAGGTGGCCTCAAAAGAAAATTACGAGGATTTAGCCAAGGACGGTTACATCAAAAACCCTGTGGTTAACCGATGTGTCAATGAAATCGCGCAGGGAGCGGCGGCTGTGAAGTTTAAACTGATGCGGGGGGACCAACCGATAGAGGATCACCCTTTGCTTGATTTGCTATCAAAGCCGAATCCGATGACCAGCCAATCAGAATTTTTCCAAAGGGTTTATTCCTATTTGTTGCTTGATGGTAACTCCTACATTCTCAAGACAGGGCCAGAAGGAGAAAGGCGTGAACCAAATGAAATGTACACGTTACGGCCTAACAGGATGCGGGTGATCCCCAGCGAAAGGGAAATTCCCAAAGCGTATCATTACGTTGTGGATGGCAAGGTTGCGGCAAGCTATGACGTAGACCCAAGTACAGGGGAATCAGATATAAAGCAGATAAAGTTGTTTAACCCTCTTGATGACTACTACGGACTCAGCCCTGTTAAGCCAGCAGGGGCAGACATAGACCAGCACAATCTAAGCAGTCGGCATAATGTTATGCTGTTGCTTAATGGAGCGCGACCATCAGGGGCGGTTGTCTACAGACCGAAGGATGAACAGGGGGTTATGACAACATTAACGGATTCTCAACGTGAGCAATTGAGGGCGGATTTAGTCCACAGGTTCGAGAGGGTAGATAATACAGGCCGCACGATGATTTTGGAGGGGGATTTTGATTACAAGGAAATGGGGCTAACTCCAAAAGACATGGATTTTGCAATAATGAAAAACTTTTCGGCGAGGGATATTGCCCTGTGTTTCGGCGTTCCCGCGCAACTGGTGGGTATTCCTGACGCCCAGACCTATTCAAATATGGCTGAAGCAAGGCTGGCTCTTTATGAAGAAACGATTATTCCGTTACTTCGCCATATTGAAAGTGATTTAAATGAATGGATTGTGCCTATATTCGGGGATGACCTGACTTTGCAATATGACATAGACGCCATCCCAGCGGTTACTGAACGAAGAAGGATGATTTATGAAAACATCTTACGGGCTGTTAACGAAGGGGTGTTAACCCGTAATGAAGCCAGAGAACGTATAGGTCTTGAGCCGATACAGGGCGGTGATGAAATTTACTTACCCGCCAACCTTTTTCCATTAGGGGAGCCAGTGCCGAAGCCTGAACAGCCAGCGAGTGCTGATGATGCAGAGAAACTGGCTATAGAAGCCTACGGGACCAAGCTGGAGGCTTACGATGACGGCGCACAGGTTCCTGAAGCGTTACCCGCAACCTATCAGTTAGCTACTACAGGCCAGAATTGCGGTGATTGTGCTTTTCATGCTCATTTGGAAATGGACAGCAAAAAGGGTTTAAACGTGTATTGCAATCAATGGGAAGCCACTGTGCGTTCTAATTATTATTGCACATCATGGAAGCAGATGCCTGAAGGTTTATCAGGGCTTTACGGCAAGGAAAACGAAAATGGGGCTGGCCTTACAGAAACAAGCAAGGCGTCAAGTATCGATCTCGAAAGAGTTTCGGGAAATAAACCGCATTAGAAATAGCTTTGAACGCTTACTAGCTTTTAAGTTAATACGACTCTTTTCTAATATCGGGGCTGATACTGCTGAAGCGTTTGAAGCCAACGGTACTCAGGGGGCTTTTGCAGTTCTGGACCGTTTACGCCCACGCATGGAAGGGACTCTTGAGCCTGTATATCGGGAGATCATCAAGACATTCTCAGAACGAGCGATTAAGAATAGAGCGGTTAAGCAGGGATATAGAGGCTTTGAAGAAATCTATTCAGGATTTATGAATACCATTGGGGCGCAACATATCTCTGAAATAGATGATACCACTCGAAGGCATATCAGGAAGGTTATACTGGATAACCAAGGGGCAGGGGTACAACCGATAGCCAAAGCCATCAGGGAGCGCATGTCTCCCCCGTTTACCCGCTCACGGGCCGCTACCATTGCCAGAACGGAAACCCACAGTGCGGCTTCTTTCGCTAATCACGAACAACATAGGGCTTTTGAAGCTCCCGCTATGATGAAGCAGTGGGTCGCAAGTAATGATGAGCGCACCCGACCAGCCCATAGAGCGGTCAGTGGTACAGAAATTCCTATGGATGAAGCCTTTGTCGTCGGCGGGAAAAGGATGCAACATCCGAGTGATCCAGCGGGAGGAGCATCAGAGGTTATAAATTGTCGCTGTGTTTTAGTTTATATCGAGCCTGATGATGTGGTGGTGGATAACGCTACAAGTAATGAGTTGGGAGACAAGTTTAATCCTCAATACGGCTTAATAAATGACGAAGAACTAGGTTTTCACAATGAAGCGTGGTCTAGTGCAGACCCAGTTATACTATCAACAATCAAAAGAACTTCTCCATTGACGCAAATTAAATATCTTGATGAGCTTGGCGGAACAATGAAAGCGAATGTTGGCGGTTCATATTACCAACCAAAATTCCAACCGAGGACTCGTGACGCTCAATTTAATTATCCAAATGATAAACCACAGGGCCTTATCAC